AAGATGAACATGGGTGGCGTAATGAAAAACCGTGGTGGGACGTTCAAAGGCGTTTACTAATGGGTAGACTTTTTAAGATAAGAAGAAAGTTAAACAAAAAGCCTAGTAAAAAAGTAAGAATAGTCAGAAATAGGTTTTCTGATATACTNGCTCCAGGTAAAAAAAGANNAACGAGGATATCTTGAATCAACAAGAATACAGAGCCACTATGGATAGGATGGAGGCTAGAGATAAAGCTGACGCTGNTCCCGTTGACACTTNACCTAGAACAAAATTTACAATATTACCTTTGAGTTATCCAGAGGGAACTCCAAAAGGAATCGAGAGATTACTTCAATCTAGGTTAGACACTCCAAAAATACTTGACTCATTGTTAGATACAGCGCAAATACCAGGGAGAGCTTTACGAGGAGAACTTGGTGAGGGAGGTATTGATAATCCCGAACTGATAGAAGCGGCAAGAAAATTTAGTTTTGATTTTGGAGTATTACCTGCCTTGGCAAATTTAGCAACAAAACCAGCATCAAATGTTCTTAGAACTGGTATTGGTAAAGTTACAGATAAGAAAAACTTTCATGATGACATGTCCACTGAAGAGTTGATAACGGGTTATATTTTAGCTCCCGCCGTAACAAAAAAAAGAGAGAACAATGTAGGCATAGACGAGTTGGCTGCTAGATTAAAAAAAGATTCAGAGGTACAAAAGCAAAACACAAAACTAAATGAAAAATTAGACGAAGAAGGATATGGAGAAACAGTTTCTGTTTTTAGAATGATAAAGAATCCTTTCAAAGAAGACATAAAAAAAGAAGAGATTGTTTCTGCTTCATTAAGCTCAGAGGGTTTAGGAAATAATTTAAATTTTTTTACTACTGGTAAAGCCTCCATGGATGATAAGGTAACTATCTTAAAATATGAAGTGCCTAGAGAAGATATTATAGGTTATTTTCCTTTTATGAAAGATAAAATAAAACAAAACACAGTTAATAAAAAAGTAAAAGAAAAAGGAATGGTCCCTGATCTCGGAAGTCGTTTTGAGAGAATCACTAATCCGTCTAAGTCTGCAAAAGAGTTAATAGAAAAACAAGATGAAATCATAGTTGATGTTTCAAAAATTGAACCAGAAGTTTTAAAAAGACCTTTTTCTAACGAGGACTTTAATTATATGACTATGGAAGGTCGTATGGCAGAAGATTTCGCTAAGAAAGAAATAAAAGATGTAGAGGGATTTAATTTGAGAATGGGATCTAACTACACTTTTTTAAATCCAGTAACTTTTCCTCAAAGATATAAAGAAAAATTTGGTCAAGACCTAACTCCAGAAAAATTTAGAGAAATTGAAAATGAATCAAGACAAGGAATTGTAGATCATTTTACCAGTTTTTTTACCCCAAAAAAACAAATTAAAAAAGCAATGGGTGGAGATGTTTCTTTGAGGGATGGTATCGGAGACATTTTTAGGGTATATATGTAGTAAAGGATTTTATTATGGCAGAACGAGAAATAGCAGGCATGGTTGAAAAAGCAATGGGCGCTGGTGGAGATGTCATGCCAGATGATGAAAGTTTAGATATCGAATTACCATCGACCATGGAAGAGTTACCCGAAGGGATTGAACTTGCTACAGAAGAAACTGTAGAAGTTGTAGCCGAGCCATATAACCATGATGCTAATTTAGCAGAAGTTTTAGATGATTCTGTGTTAGGTGCGTTATCTTCAGAATTACAGAACAAAGTTCGAGAGGACATGGAGTCTAGGTCTGATTGGGAAGAAGCCATTGCCAAGGGACTAAATTTACTAGGTATTAATTATGAAGACAGAAGTGATCCTTTTCTTGGTGCAAGTGGGGTAACTCATCCATTATTGAATGAGGCAACAACACAGTTTCAATCCCAGGCTTATAAAGAGATGTTGCCGAGTGGAGGACCTGTAAAGACTCAAGTATTAGGTGTAGCTACAAAACAGACTGAAGACCAAGCTCAAAGAATAAAAGATTTCATGAATTATCAGATTATGGAAGTCATGGAAGAGTATGATCCAGACACAGATCAAATGTTATTTTATTTACCACTTACTGGATCTACATTTAAAAAAGTTTACTTTGATCAAACTAAACAGAGGGCAGTTTCAAAGTTTGTTCCAGCCGAAGATTTAGTTGTTCCATACTCTGCGTCTGACTTAATGACAGCAGAAAGAGTGACACATGTAGTTAAAATGTCGTATAATGATCTTCGTAAACTACAAGTGGCAGGAGTATATAAAGATGTTGAACTATCTACGACAGATTCTGGAGAAGACGAAGGCAGTATCCAAGGGACTACTGACGAGTTGCAAGGACTCCATCCAAACTATTCTGACGATGTGTATACACTTTTGGAAGTCCATGTGGACCTCGACCTCGAAGGTTTTGAAGACCCGAATGGCATTATGTTGCCGTACATTGTCACGATTGATGAAAATTCCAGTCAAGTTTTATCGGTGGTTAGGAACTTTAGGGAACAAGACCCGTTAAGAAGAAAGAGACAATATTTCGTACATTTTAAATTTTTACCAGGTTTTGGCTTTTATGGTTTTGGTTTACTACACACAATTGGTGGTTTGTCTCGTGCAGCCACTTCAATTTTACGGCAGTTGATAGATGCGGGTACGCTCTCTAATTTACCAGCTGGTTTTAAGGCTCGTGGTGTTCGTATTCGTAATGATGATGAGCCTCTTAATCCTGGGGAGTTTAGAGATATAGATGTTCCAGGTGGTGATTTAAAAAACTCAATAATCCCCTTACCCTACAAGGAGCCATCTGGAACACTAGCACAACTTTTGGGTGTGGTTGTTGATTCTGGAAGGCGTTTTGCACAAGTTGCAGATGCAAAAATCAGTGATGTTAACTCACAAGCTCCAGTTGGAACGACAGTTGCGTTAATAGAACAAGGCTCAAAGATAATTTCGAGCATACATAAACGTCTACATTATGCACAAAAACAAGAATTTCGTATGTTGGCAGAGATTTTTTCAGAAAATCCAGTGCCTTATCCGTATTTTGTAGGAAATGTAGCACCAGAAGTGATGCAACAAGACTTTGATGGACGCATTGACATACTTCCAGTGTCAGATCCAAGCATTTTTTCTATGGCACAACGCTTGTCACTTGCCCAGACACAATTGCAAATGGCTCAACAAGCACCACAGATACATAATCAGTACGAGGCATTTAGAAGAATGTATGATGCACTCGATATTAAGAACATCGACAGCATTTTACCACCTCCACAACCGCCTGCACCAGTAGATCCAGCGACAGAAAATGCTAATTCTATAAAGGCAGCGCCTTTACAAGTGTTTCCAGAGCAAGATCATGAGGCTCATGTCCGTGCTCATGTGACATTTTTGGCTACACCAGCAGCACAAGTCAATCCACAAGGGTTTGCACTACTACAAGCACATGTTCAAGAGCATGTTGGACTAATGGCAAGAGATCAAGTGACTAAATTCTTCCAAATTTCTGTAGAAGAGGCTCAAGCAAGGGGTGAAATGGTTCCTCAAATTGATCCAGCAGCGATTGAAGCAGCGATTGCACAACAAATTGGTGAAATATTGAATGAAGTGATGCCATCTCTACAACCACAACAACAAGTTGACCCACTTGTGCAGATTAGACAACAAGAATTAGAGAATGATACGGCTGAAATACAAAGAAAAGTGGCAAATGATCAAATGAACTTCCAAATTGATCAAGCAAAGCTAAAACAAGCGTTTGATTTGGCACAACAAAGGTCACAACTACAAGAACAAATCGCAGAAGACAGAAATGATGTAAATATCTATAGGATAAATACGCAGGCCTCTCTAAAAGGTAGGTAAAGATGGATCCAGTCACTATATCTCTGGCTATGGGCGTAGCATCAAAAGCATTTGATGCAATAAAAAAGGGATTTGCAGTAGGTCGTGATATAGAACAAATGTCTGGAGACATCGGAAGGTGGATGGGAGCTGTATCTGATGTTGATAATGCAGAAAAACAAGCTAAGAACCCTCCTCTTTTTGGAAAGTTGTTCAAAGCTGGGTCTATTGAGGAAGCAGCTCTCTCTGCATATGCAGCTAAAAAGAAACTTGAGGAACAAAGATACGAGCTTAAGATGTTTTTAAATATGACTTATGGTCCACAAGCATATGATGATCTGTTAAAGATGGAAGGACAGATACGAAAAGAACGACAGCAAACAGTTTACAAACAACAACAGCTCCGAAGACAGATAGGTGAGGCAGTTGCTTGGTTGGTAGTTGCAAGTATTGTGGGTGGATTTGCTGTTTTGGTTGCTGGTATTTGGATGAAACAAGCAAGAGCAGAGAACTATATACAGATGACAGAGGGTTATATTTACAAACCAAAGGACTACACTAGACAACAAAAAATACATCAAGGTAAAATTAAAAAAAAAGATATACGACTTGCAGACTTGCTAAAAGAATCAAATCGAAAAGTGGCATGATGGCGTGTATTTATATAGGAGGCAATAAAACATACGAAATGATGATAGAAAGTTGGTGTCCACGCAAATTTAAATGTGTTTACAATCCTTGGCAAAAAGAGCCAAACATTGATGATATCATTGATTCTTTGAATAGTGCGGTTAAAAATAAATGACACAGAAAAAACTACAAAAAGACTCTATTTTAAATCAATATGATCTTGATGGTGACAATACAATCACAGACGAGGAGCTCCAAAGAGCNAAAGAGATCAAGGAGACAGANACAAAANTACGCAAAAATCTTGCACAATTACGCATGGCTAGATACACTCTTATAGGTATGGGAGTTTTTACAGTTGCAATGTTCATAGTTCCAATAGAGCGTGTGCAGGCGTTAGCAGATATAAGCAATCTATTTTATATATCAGGTGCTGGTATAGTGGGAACTTATATGGGAACAAGTGCATACATGGCAAAGAACGGAGTTAAATAATGTTACAAGCGTTAATAGGTCCAGTCACTGGACTACTAGATAAGTTTATACCAGATGCAGACAAAAAGGCAGAACTTGCTCATAAGATAGCC